AGTAAGATAACTCCCCAGTTAGGAAGAGATCCCAATGGTGTGGATGTTATATCATCTGTATTGGCTACAAATGCCTATGAAGTCATTATGGTTTCGGCAGGAAAGGAGAAAAAGATTGGGTTTGCGTTGGCTATAGTGGATAGAGTGTTCATTATGCCTTACCATTTTGTAACCCATGTCGCAGCTTACGCCCAGAAGAATGACATAACTATGAAGTTTATCAGGAAGAACAAAGGACATCCCATTATTTGTGAATTGGACGTTAGTGTATTTCTAATGGCCCATAGAGAATCTCATCTTATAACGAATGACATTGTCACTCTCAAAATGCCCAAGAATTTTAATCAACATAGGGATATTAGAAAATATTTCTGTACCGAGAATACAGTTTCTAGAATGCAAGGAGATATTGACATTACTCTAAATTTCCCTCTAGTGGACAATAGGAGTACGGCTCATGTTACAGGTTATTTTGATGATAATGTCAAAGTTAAAGATGTAGATGGTACTTATTATGAAATCAGGAAAGGTATCGGATATAATGGTATAGTTACCAAAAATGGCGATTGTGGAGCGATCATAGCTTGGGCAAATCCCAAGATCCAGAATGAGAAGATATTTGGCATTCATGTAGCTGGAGATACTTCCAATGCTTATGGTTGCGGAGGTCTAATAACCAGAGAAGCCCTTAATTCTATAATCATGGGTGACGTTGATTTCATTACTGACGAGGAAATTTCTCCCCAGTGTTGTGAACTGGACGACGATTTTGATGTTATTGTAGACAATATACGTACCCCAAAAGTCCCTACAAAAACTAGTTTGACTAAGACCAGATTGTACGGTTTATTCGGAGATGACGCGATTGCAGAACTACCCTGTCAGATAGACAAATTATTTTCACATAGATATTATCTAAATATGTCTAGTAAGTACGGGAGAAGGTCCCAACCAGATCTGTCGTATAGAAAGGAAGCGGACGAGTTTTACCAATTTCTCATGGCTAGTTCCAGGAATCCTTGTAAGCCCCAATTATACAGTTTTGAACAAGCAGTTCTTGGTGATGGAGAGTCTTTGAGATCTGTTGATAGAAGTACCAGCGCGGGCTGGCCCTTCAACCTCAATCGGGTCAGTTCTAAGAAAAGCTATTTCTTTGGAAAGGAGCAACTACATGATGTTGTTGGTCCACGTGCCAGAGCTATAGAGAAGGAATGCAAAGACTATATAGAAAAACTAGAAATGGGTATAAGAGTACCTCAGTACTATACAGACTTTCCCAAAGATGAATTGGTTAAAGAGCAGAAATCCTTGGACGGGAAAATACGTCTGATATCAGCTGGCACCACTGTATTACTAGTGACTGTTAGGATGTACTTCGGTGCATTCATGTCTTGGATAACCAGAAATTGTATTAGTAATGGTTCGGCCATAGGAATTGATCCTTATTCTGGAGATTGGGATATGTTAGCAACCAAACTACACTCTAAAGGTAAGCGTGTTAATGCAGGAGACCATAAGGATTATGATGCTAAACACGTAACCACAGCTATGTGGACTGTATTGGATATCATAAATAAATGGTATAACGATGGACACTCAAAGATTAGAGAAGGACTATTTTTAGAGATTGTATGTTCAAGACATGCTTTCAATAATAGAGTCGTGGAATGGAAC